ATGCTATTAATACTTTATTTAAACGTAGAGAAAATTTAGAAATTTTTAATAAAAAAGCACTTTATATTTATATAAGAGAAATGACAGGTGTAGATACTCCTGTTATTACTAAAGTAACTAAAAAACTAAAAAAACAGTATAAAGAATTATATATGGAATATACTGAAACAGGTTATGTAAGAATTTAATCTTTTCCATATTTATAATAAAATATATGGATCCACTAAATCAAGTAATATTTGATGATACTTCTTTTTCAGATTTATTAAAAGAAATTCATGGTAACCAAAAGAAAAAAGCCAAACAGCTTGCTTCTTTAATTGCTGAATTGCGCCCTTTAGTTCAATCTTTGGGTGATGCCACCGTTGTAGTTCCTTTAATTAAGGAATATATGGAAATTAGTGTTAAAAATGATGATCAACTAATAAAAATGGCAGCTATTGTACAACGTTTATCAACAGGAGCAGCTTCAAGTGGGGATGGTGGGATATTAACAGAAGAAGAAATGGCTCAACTTCAAGAACTAACAGAAGAAATAGCAAAAACAGTTGAATCTGAACCTAAACAATTAAATAAACCAAAAGAATAATATGTTATCAACAAAAGGTAATTTAGGAGCATCAGGATTAGGATTATCAAATTCTGGATATCAGTTATTTGCAAAAAGAATTATATCTGTTATACATGATGATTCACACCAAGAATATAAAAGTTTTGCTGATATAGGGAGAGTATTTTATGTAGATCCAAAAGAAGGATCAAATTATAGTGATGGTGCAAGAAAATTTAATCCTAAACATACAGCTATTCCTATATCTCCAAACACACAATTTTATCCATTAATTGGAGAAATGGTATTTGTAATATTAGCTACTTCAAATGAAACAAAAGCAAGTAATAGAAATAAACCTAAAACAACTAATTATTATTTTCCTCCTATAAGAGTACAAGGTCAATCACATCAAAATATACTCCCAACTAGTTATACTAGTAATGTTCTATTATCTGCTGATAAAATAAATCTAGCTAAAACAGGATTCCCATCAAAAAAAGGAACAAATTCTCAATCACTTTTTAAATTAGGAGAATATTTTCAAGAAAGTAACATAAAATCATTATTATCTTATGAAGGAGATTATATTTTAGAAGGTAGATTTGGAAATTCAATTAGATTTGGATCAACTTCTCCTTACGATATTAATACTAAAGAAGGACCTAAACCTAATCCTTGGTCCTTAAATAGTTTAGGGGGAAAATCAACTTTAGATAATTCAGAAGGAACAATAGGAGATCCTATTACTATTATTAGAAACGGCCAAACAGAAGTAGAAGATAATTCTACTCAAAATAGTTTATCCCCCTTATTAGAAGATATAAATGGAGACCATTCTTCTATATATCTTTGTTCTAATCAAAGATTAGCAGAACTCCAAGTAGCAGGAGCAAGTATAGCTAGTCCAGCTAAAGTAGAACAATCATCTTATTTATCGGATGATATGAATACAATTGATCCTTTAGTAGTTGATTTTATTATTGAAAATAATGATCCAACATCTATAATAGATGGACCAGATATAAATGGTAATTATGAGGATTATAATCAGGGAAACACAGGAGTTGTTCTTCCTATTCCTGTAGAAATAATTTTACCTGAGGGACCAATAGTAACATCTACTTCAGCATCTTTTGATGATGATGATGGATTAAGTTTTTATAACGAAATGGTAGTAAATACAGATGTAGCAAATCCAGATGATTTTATTACAGAAGAAGTAATATATGAAAATGTAACAGTATCAGCTACTGAATTAAGTGGCGAAGAAATTGAAGATGAAAGAAAAATAGCAGAGGATGCTAAATCTGATGAATCAGGGGTAGAGGTAGAAAAACCAACTTCATACCCTTGTACAATACCTTGTAAAAAGAATTCTAAATATACAGTTACGCTAGAAAAACCTATAAGCGCAGCACAAATGGCAACTAAAATAAGCTCTGAACCTATATCTGTTTTTAAATCCCATCTAGCACTCCATACTACAGCAGGAGCTCAGGGTACTCACATAGATTTAGCTTATTTCTTTATGCAACAAAAAGGAGGAGATGGCTGGAGTAGACATGGTTATCATATTTCTGTAGAACCAGATGGTTCATGTGTTAAAATATATGAAGATTCCGTAAATTCCTATGGTATAGGAATGCCTGGAAAACATGGAAATATATCCGACCAAACAGGAGATCCTGTAGGAAATAATACTTCTATTAATATATCATGGATAGGAGGAGCTTCTGGACTTAATATGACAAGAGAACAAGCTAATTCTTTTAAAGTATTAACATTAGCTTACTTAAAAAAATATCCAAATATGAAAGTAGTAGGTCATAATCAAGTAAAAAATAAAGCTTGTCCTTGGTTTTATGTTCCTACTTGGGCAAGAGAAATTGGAATAAAAGAAAAATTTATATATGAAGAAGATAATCAAGTACCTGGATATAAAACCAATAAAAAATATACAGATGCATCATTACAGGTAGCAAGAATAACAGAATTAAAATCAGGAATATAAAATGGCATACATACCAGCACAACCAAACGCATATCAAGGAAAACAAATAGTATTAAATTCAGACAGAATATTATTTAATTCTAAAAATGATTCTGTATTAACTTACGCAGATAAATCAATAGGTTTTAATACTCAAGGATCAGTAAATTTTGATAATAAAGGATTATTTGTAATAAATTCTAAATCAGAAATATATTTAGGCTTAAAAGGTAAAGACAAACCAACAGAACCAGCACTATTAGGAAACCAAACAGGAACATATTTATCAGATATGTTAAATTTAATCCAAGATTTATGTGTATTTTTAGCAGCAGAATATAAAGTAACAGTCCCCCTAACAGGAGTATCAGCACCTGGTCCTAACGATATAGGTAGCTTTATTCAAAAAATTGGTTATTTAAAAAGCGAAGAAAGATTAAATCAAATAAAAAGTAAAAAAGTAAAATTAGTATAAAATGGCACATACTCCAGTACATGTTGAGTTAGATTTCACTATAGAAATAGAAGCACCTTCTTTACCTCCTTTAATACCACCAAGAATGCCTAAAGGATGTTTTTCTTTAGATTTACCTGTAGGGGGGATAATGGGTTTTATAAGATCAGAAATGGTAAGATTAGAAGCCCATATATATTCTCAAGTACGAGGAGTATATGATCAATTAGAACAACAAGTTAGAGATAAAATACCTACTAAACAAGAAATAATAGATTATATAAGTTCTCATGGCTGTGAATATGAACCACAAGTAACAGCATATTATAATAAACTTAAAGCGGGTCTTAATAAAATATACCAAATAATAAATGGAGTTAAAGCTAAAGTAGATCAAGCCCTTAAAACTATAGATACATTAAAAAATAAAATATCGCAAGTAGAAAATACATTAAGTGGATTAGTAGCCCCACTAGGAATACTAGGAGCAGTAGTAAGTGCAGCTAAAATAGCTATTAATTTTATGATTCCAGGAAGTCCAGCAACAGTTGGAACCCCTGCTTCAATAATATTAAAAGCAAAAGATAAAATAGATTTAGCTTCATCTACTATATGTGTTATGAATGGAAATATAAGTGGGATCCCTCAATCATTAAGAATACAAGCAGAAAGATTAACTGAACTTATAAACCAAGTAAATCCAGTAATTAACCAATTAAATGAATTAACAGCTCAAGTACAAGAACTAGAAGCAGTATTAGAAGCATATTATTTACAATGGTTAGCTAATTGTAATGCTGGGGGAATTGAAGGCACAGTACCCCCATCTGATAATAATGGACTTAAAGATCATTATCGTATAAAAACATATGCAGCTATAACTAACCACATAGATCAATATCCTGAAACAAACCCCGATGATTGGAATGAACTTTCAAATGAAGTATTAAAAGAAATCCCTAATGATCCTGCTCAATGGACATCATTAGAAAATTATATAATTGAAAATAAAGTAATGTTAGTATTTGGTCCACCACCGGATGATGGAGATGAATTAACAGGAGCAGGTAATTCAGGAAAATATCTAATAAAATATTATGCAGCTATTAGAGATAATTTAAATAAATATCCTGAAATAAGTTTAGACGATTGGAATTTATTAAGATCAATACAAGTAAATGAAATTCCCGAAGATGGTAAACCAGAGTGGGAGGGAACTACTGATTATATAGTTGAAGATGTAGTTAAAATAATTATAGATTTAAGTGATGGATCATTTAATCAAACAATATCAGATACAGTAGCATCCGGGGGAAAAGAAGTAATAGAAAAACTATTTAACGCTAATTTTAGAATGATTGGATATAAGCGTTATAGAGAATAAAATATTTATATTTATAACAAACAACAATAATTAACATGAAAGCAAAAACCTTTGAAAATCTAATTAGAAAAGTAGTTAGAGAAGAAATCGATTATTCGTTACGTAGAGAAATTAAAACACTTAAAGAAGATTTACGTGATGAATTAAAACCAACAATAGTAGAACATACTAAAAAAGTAGTAGAAACTTTTGATAATTCATCACATGAAAGAGAAAAACCATCATCATTAAGAGAAAAAATCATGGGTAACGGATTTATAAAACAACGCCCAAAACAAGCCTATACATCTAATAATACATTAAATGATTTATTAAACGAAACAGCAGCAGGAAATACAAATACTCAATCAGCTCAAGCCCCTAATATAATGGAAACGCAAAATATGCCTGACCCTGTAGCAAAAGCAGTAACAAGAGATTATAGTGATTTAATGAAAGCAATTAATAAGAAAAAAGGATTATAATAAATGCCTCTTAACACTTCTCCCATTAGTATTAGCCCTTTAGATCTTAACAAAAATGTTGCGATAGGGGTAGTCTTTCCTTTAATGAATGGGGGAACTTTTGGGCAATCATTTACCTTAAAAGAACAAATAAAATCAAATATAATTAATGTATTATTAACTGAAAGGGGAGAAAGAGTTAATCAACCAGGTTTAGGAGCAGGACTTAAAAAAATACTATTTGAAAATAATCCATCCTCATCTGAAATAGAAGAATTAATAAATCAGCAATTATCAATTTATGTACCAGAAATAGAAGTAGAAGGAATAGAAGTAAAATTTATAGAAAATGAACATTTATTATATATTAAATTAATTTATACATTTC